ATAATGAAAACGTATAAAGGACAATTATAATACATAAACGATTATGGCATTCAAGAATAATAAGACATCACCAAAAGAAAGTGAGTTAGGTAAACTACCACCACAAGCTCCGGAACTGGAAAAGTCTATCCTTAGCTGCATACTCAATGAATCTGATACTTTTGATATCGTTATTCGAATACTCCGTCCTGAATGCTTCTATGTAAAGCAATACGAACTAATCTATAAGGCTATCTGTGAACTATCACAAGAAGAGAAACCTTTTGATGTCTTATCCGTTGTCAATCAGTGTAAACGTAATGAATCGATAGAGGAGATAGGGGGACAGTATGCCCTTACCATGATCTATTCATCCTTTACATCTTCTACCAGTGTTGAATACCATTCATACATTGTTCTGGATATGTTCATTAAGCGTGAGATGATACAACTCTTTACAGAGAACGTAAGTCTGTTATACAAGGATAGTACGGATATACTTGATGTGTATACAGCGGTGTATGATCGCTTAGAGGACATGTTTAGCGGCTTTGATGAGAAAATGGTACATCATATCGACTCGACCATAGATCGTGCCTTAAATGAGATTGAATCGTATGCATCAGGTAAACAATCATCATACGTTAAGTGTGGTGATCGTTTATTTGATAATGTAGTGTATACATCTCCCGGCCAGATAATATCTATTGCAGCTTCAAGGAGTGCGGGAAAGACTCGTTACCTGATAAAACTCATAAGGGGTTTCTGCATGAACAATAATCCGGAAGATGTTGCATTCTGTTGGTGGAGTATGGAAGATCCCGATACTAAGATTATCCGTGCATTCGCTAGTACTGCTACAGGGCTTGATGATTCACAGATGCAGAGTAAAGGATACAAACTATCAACTCAGCAAAAAGAAGCCATTACAAAGGAGATGAGAGCCTTTTCCAAGTATGATATTGATATTATTAATGAACAGGACTCAATGAGTTCCATCAGTAGACGGTTCTCCCGGTTCGTAAAGAAACGTCCGGATAAGATATGTTTCCTGGTAATTGATAATATCATGCTTGTAGAAGATCTTTATAATAATACAGGACAGAATCAGACATCCATAGAAGATAAGGTTGCCGGGACTATACGTAAGATTATGAATAAGACCTCTAATGGTGGACATAGGGTAGTAATCATCTTCCTTCACCATATGACTAAAGAGATGGAAAGCAAACTCAATGCAGAGGAAGCCTATCGTCCTAAGTTAAGTCATATGAAAGGGAGTAGTCGGTTTGCAGATATATGTTCTGCTATTGTACTACTAAATAAGCCAAGCATGCACAAGGATTTAATAAAGAAACATTCTGTCCTTCCGGATATCCAGTGTGTGAATAGTGATGGTAGCAAGATATATGTAAAGAGGGAACTACTTCTTCAGAACCTTATGCTTGCCGAGGTTGCTAAGAACAGGGATGGGGAGATGGCTGATGACAATGTAGCTGTAGCAAGGTATATTGTAGATTTCAAGACTATGAAGTTTAATGAACTAATAACATCAAAATAATGAAAAGAATTTATGTATTAAGTTGTGATACCCTTGAACTGGAGAATAAGACTCTGGGTGAGATAACAGTTGAAGAATTCAAATTATTTGGTAAACCATATTCTATAAATGAATTAGTTGATGGTTTAAATGGATATGAACCAACATTTTCTATTTATCATAGCTGGTTCAAAGTTATTGAAGAAGATGATCAACCTAAATTAGGACAGGAGCAAGCATTTGCATATGAATTTAATCATGGCATGTCTAAACGTTTATTACTTGCTGGTATGGCAATGAAAGGTATATTGTCAAGTAGGGAAACTCAATTAGCTATTTATTCTGATTCATATAATTCTTCTAATCCTGATAAATTAAATCCAACAGATTATTTATCTAAGGTTTGTTATCAAAATGCTGATTCAATTCTTAAAATGGAGAATTATGTCACTGACAAAAGAACAGAAACTAAAGTCTTATAAGAAGCGACACCCACTCGATGGGGAACGATGTACTTGTGGTAATGTGATATACTGGACTAGACTTTATGGATACCGGTGTATGTGCGTTAATCCAAAACCATTTAATCCAAAATAATCATGAGAATGAATGTAAAAACAACTCGTAAACAATATGAGGAATTTCTTAATGAGATTGGGAAATCACTCCCGGAAGAAGAATTTATTATTGGTGGTAAACAGCGTAGACCGCGGAGACCTTATGGTACATTAATCAGAAGGTATGATCTGATAGGTTTTGAAGTAGGATTCAATGATTGGGCCCGTAATAAATAATTCTCATGAGTAAATTATCTAAACAACAGGTCAAACAGCATAATGCAGCCTGTACACTACTTAAAAAGGATATCCTATCCTATGATGATAAGATATTTGTTCTGGAAAACTGGAACGAGGGTGCCACACAAATGAATGGACAGGCAGGTGCTTTCTTTACTCCTATGCAACTTGCTCGTGATTTTCAGATATGCGTAAACTATCCTCGTAAAGTAATTGATCTTTGTGCCGGGATTGGAATGCTTGGATATTATGTGAATCGTATTAATGAATTCAACGATAAGAAACTTGACCTTACCTGTGTGGAACTAAACAAAAGTTACATAGAGGTAGGTAAGAAGATACTTCCAAATGCTACATGGATTGAAGGTAGTGTTCTTGATATGGATCTTATATTATCCTTAGGACATTTCGATCAGTCGATATCCAATCCACCATTTGGTAATATTAAAACAGGATCCTGTGATGAAAAGAAACATCTGAAATATACCGGTAGTAGTTTTGAATTAAAAGTCGTCGAAATTGCTTCAATGATTAGTAATTACGGAACATTCATATTGCCACAGAATTCTACACCATTTCGTTATTCTGGAGTAAAAACTGGATTACAAGAAGAGAGTACTGAAGCATTAAAAAAGTTCATTAAACAGACCGGGATAGAATTTGAAATGAATATGGGTATTGATACCTCTGTTTATCTTAATGACTGGAAAGGTGTAACTCCTATGTGTGAGATCGTTTTATTTGATTTTTCTAGTAGAAAATTAGAAAAGGAAATAGAAGAAGAATTAGAAGCAGAAGTTATAATTACTTCAAACCAACAGTTATCATTATTCGATTAAACAATAAAAAATATTATGGAAGTAAGAACATTAGATTTCAAAGGAAATAACGTACAGGAGTTAACCCTTGACGAATTACGACTCACATACCAAGAAAAGAAAACCGATCAGACACCACAGTTCAACGGTATCTTTCACACAGACCTTATTGACCGCATATCCTCTATAATTGAGAAGAACGGTAAGAACTTCGACATACAGACCATCTTTGCTGCCGACAACAAGAATAAGAATGCTTCCGGAGTAACCATTAATCCACTTATTGAAAAGGAATATGGCCCATTAGCATTACAGGCTTATGCTCTTCGCCGGGTATTCACTACCATACGTATAAACGACATGGAAGATGATGAGACAAATACTGGTATGGCCATTGCCTTTCATCAGGACGGTATACAGATAGCAATCGGTCCCAATGTAAAGATATGCCACAACCAGTGTATACTATCAGCAGAACGCACCATATCGAACTATGGGGGTGATGGTAAGATTAAGTCTATTGACAAGATGATGGATATCGTGGATGACTGGATGCATAACTTTGGTGAACAGCGTAAGCATGACCAGATAGTGATCAGCCAAATGAAAACTATTCCCTGCAGTTATATGGATGTACTTCGTCTTATCGGACAGCTTAATATTACCCGGGTTGTAAAAGACACTAAGATAAAGGCATTGAAAGCTCATGAAGCGAACCTGGGTAAGACCTATCCACTAAATCAAACACAGATATCCATCTTTACAGAAAACTATCTGGAAGAAGTTATTAAACGTGGTAATAGTGATATGACTCTATGGGATGTGTATAATATCTCAACAGATCTGTATAAGGCAGGACGTACTGATTTTCCAAATATCATTAGTCAGAACATAGCCTGGTCAGAGTTTTTAATCAAAGAATACGAACTATAATTATGGAAGATACCTTTGAAGTAGTAACATGGCCGGATATCCAGTTCATAATGGACAAAGAAGGATTCAGACGAAATTCAGTACTTATCAATGATGAACCATTACTTACTGAATATGGTAGTAGTGCTTATCTTGTTCGTAAATCATGGCTTGAAAAACATACTAAATAATGAAGAAACAAAAACCTGAAGTTATTGTTACATGGCCTAAAGTCCCAAATACAAATGCTGTAGTATTTAAACCAGTAAGCATAT